AGATAGGTTTCGTCTTCGTTTTCGCCCCCTCCCCAAACAAAAAATCTAAAAAAGCCATAATTAACCTATGTTTGTTTAATATATTCTACTATTACAAAGCTTCGAGTATATGCAGAATAATTAGATTTTGTTTTTATATTTATATTAGTCGTATCCATGGATACTTCCACCCCATTCGTCCCTCCTACTACTACATAAGGCAACGGAATATAATCGGTATTGGGATCGGTTGCTCCTCCGTAAATAGAAATGACAGAGGAATTACTATCCAAGGTAATTCCATGCGCTGTTGTTGAAGTGCCACTGTTAGGAAGGGCTCCGGTATCGACGACGACGCGGAAGACATCTCTCGGCTTGATATTAGAGCTTGTATCAGTGGAAAATGTCGGAATGAATTGCTTGTCAGTTAATACCTCTTGATCAATATAAGAGCCGTTAGGCTTCGTATTAATAACCATTGCCAAAGAGTTAAAATACTGATAGAGCTTAATCAGAAGCTGCTCTTGCTCCTCTGGAATCGGGTAATTCTCCGGAATTAGATCGTTAATGGGTAAGTTAGAATTACTGCTCATTATCCTATAATCCTTCCTTGTGGCTCAGCATAAATTAAGATCGCATGCATCTCGAAGTCGCTTTGAGCAATTGAGGGGATTGTCATTTGCGCATCATCCATTGTAATTAAAAACTGAAGAAAAGCACTTTGAGTAGGGATGTAAAAGCGGTGCCAGATTTGTTGCTGATTGGGTTGGAAATCGGGAATATCTTCCGGCTGCGTATACAGCACTTGCGTCCCCAAGATAATCCCCGTTGTGGTGCTATCATTGATAGGATTGCTGCTCGTATCTAAGAAGGTATCAAGAGTAACTTGTCCCCCATCTGTTCTATTAAGCAGGAAATCTACATAAGGAATGCGAAATTGTTGTCCTATCGGAGTGCCGGGATTGAACTGTTTGCTCAAGATGTAAATATTACTGACACGTGTAACTAAGCCGCTTCCTGTGTAGGTTCCTGCTGGAGCCGGATCGATCGTAACGGTAAAAGTGTCTGCATCGGCCGTTGTCTCGACTTTATAAATATTTCCATTTAAATCGGTAATTCCTGTCGCGTCTGATACAAGGAAGTATTCACCTACCTTTAAATTGTGATTGATAGAAGTGAAGGTAACAGTAGTCCCACTGACAGTGATATTGGTTAGATACATAGCTTGGCAATTAGAAGATCGATCGGTATCTAAAACAAAAACAAAACCTTGTTGGTTACCTGCTACAATCTCAGGGACTGCAGCCTGGTAGAGTGGAGATCCCCACGGGGTAGTCCATGCCGCCCATGTTCCATATTTAGCCCCTAAATCGGCCCAAGTAATATTGTCTGTATCTTGATAGTATCCAAAGCACGTAAAGGAATCATTGAATATTGCCCAGGTTTTATTGGAGTAGTTATAGACTAAAACACGGTTTGGATAAGTTGGACTATTATTATCATCAGGAAAAGTCCAGTATACAAGCTCATTATAATAATCGCGTATACCATAAACACGCTCAGGGCCAGAATTGCCATTATGAATCTTAAACACTTCGTAAGGAATTTTCTCATCAATCCGATAAACATTAACTCCATTGCATTCATGCACTCCAACATTTCCCACTCCAATGGCTGTTTTGTCAAACCCTATAACAGAAAAGGTGCTTTCGCATCCAAGTTCGCTATTGAGTTGTTGCCATCGAAAGGGAGCTGCTTCATTGCCTGTATAAACAAGCTCCCATGTGCTTCGTTCAAAATATACTACTAAGCGATCTCTCAGACGTTCAGCTGTAATAGCGGCTTCCTCTGTGGGTGCATCGATATATCCTCCGCGCCCCGGAGTATCATCGAGCCACGAAGTAGCGGCAGCTGTGGGGTCTCCATTTTGAGACCATCGAGCTCGATTGAAGAAGTTACGAACTGCGCCCGTATCCGTTTCTTGTGTATTAATCGCAAGAAGGCGATCTTTAAAATTGATAAGGACTCGAGATGTTTCTAAAAAACGAGTAGCACCAGAATCGAGTTGCGGTCTTAAGTTAGTCCAAGTGGTAGCCCCTGAATTTAAATACCGAATGTTGTCCGGTGTAGTATCATTATTATTAACTACATATAACACATTGGTATAAGGATTGGATGATCTATAATTTACTCCCCAAAAGAAATTAGAATCACTCCCGGTCCATGTAGCAGATCCTCCTGTAATTCTTTCCCATGCTCCCGAAACAAGCTTGTAAGAAAACTGCTGGTCAAAGGCGATTAATGTCTCTTGATTAATATTGGAAGTCTCTAATGTCAAAAGCCCCATCACCGGTTGAGCGGGATAGAAATAGACAGAAGTAGTTGCATCTGCTCCGTTTATAACCACGGCGCCGGTAGTTGTATTGTAAGTCGCTAGAGTAGCACTCCCCGAAATATACATATTAGCGGGTGTTCCTGTTTGGTAAACAGTAAATCGCTCGGTTCCAATTGAGAACATCTGACCTACTGAAAAATCGGTTCCAGGAACTGTAGTTGAAATATCCCCATTACCATCCGTTGTTCCAATATCAACTCGAAGCCTGGAATCTAAATCCGTATCTCCAATGAGGGAATAGCCAAAGCGTTTCCGAACGCGTCCGCGCCATACATAGGCATCCTGAAGCTCAAAGAAGGCTTCTTCCGGCAAATAGAAGGGCTCAACTCGGTTGATCCATCCCTCTTGCATGGGGCCTATGAGAAAACTTTTAAGAGGCATTATATTTTCCTATTACCAAGTAATAAAATGTAGCAGATGTAGCGGAAGTAGATGTTCTAGATGAACAATAAACTTTTATTTGAGTATTTGAAAAAGTATTTAGAGTTGCTATGGTATTAGGACTTGCACTGGAATCTTCAACCGTTACAAATGCTGAGTAAACATCTGTAAAAGCTGGGATTGTGGCAGAAACTGTAAATGTAACGGTTTTAAGACCGGATCCACTACTTGTTCCCCATTTTAATAAAAGACCGGAAGGTAGAATAGTCCATCCATTATTTGCTTTTAAAGACGAAGTAAATTCTATTTTATCTCCACTAGATTCTCTTTCATAAACCATTTCAGTGGCCGATGTATAAGCACTTTCTCTGGTATAAAGGCCTCCTTCATTAGCGGCAGTTGTTGGAGCACTAGCTTGTTCAGGCATCTGAAGGAAGTTATGTTTTCCACGATTCGCAGTATCCGACATTTCAACGTGGTTTTGTGTTACCATTTCCGCAAGTGCAGTAAAATTATCCAAAATCAAACTTTGGCTGTCTGATGGGTTATCAGTTGACTGGGGAATATTTGAGGTGTATGTTGTCATCTAAAACCTATTATTAAAGTTAGAGTAAGGGAAAGACGTCATTTCCGTGTAAATTGTGGCAGTCCTTTCATTCGTTTGCTGAACGATATGACGATGCAAAACTAATTCTTCTTGTTCTTTGAAGGCTGGCATGATCTGGGTTACGCCTTCAGGATCTTGTGAGTCTTCAAAGATTTTTTTTGCCGCTCCGTATGCCAAATACTGCCACCACTGATTCAAAAGAGGCTCATCACTGGAGGCTGCAAGGGCTGTTGGTAGCAAAAACGCGTTCATTTGCACTGGATAGGGTTTATCGGGCACAGGACGAAGTGTTATGACATTGTCATAGAATAATACTGCTTGAGGCCTGTTAGGCTGATAGGGCGTAAATATGACGGTGATTTCATTTCCACTTGGAATGGCATTTGCAAAAGTGATCGTTCCAGCACCTGTTAGATAATTAATCGATCCTGTTACAGTGGTTCCGGTTAAAATCTCTTGCCACGTTCCAGTAGTAGCGCTTGAAGGGACATCTTGAACTTTAACCGTTGCCCCAGTACTGTCGACTGCTCCAATATAGACTTCATTTTGAAATACAGGAACGCTATCGCAGGTAAAGGTGTAAGGGCCCGTGCTTCCATCTCCCGTAATAGTCGTCGCGAGCTCATCCCCAAGCATGGGATAAGTGCGAAAAAACTGCTCACGATTTTGACTATACCAGGATTGATAACCCTCAATATAAACAGGAGGTTTAATGTTATAATAAGCATTCGCGGCGGAAACTGTCCCTCCGCTATATGTCACAACTAATTCGTTAAATGCAGGAGAAGCTGGGTTGGCTGCAAGCATTTTATATTGATCGACATTCGCAATTGTCATCAATGTAAAAGTCGTCTCATTCGAAAAGACGCGCAAGTGTTCGGGAAAATCGTACTGATAAAATGTGTTCACATATTCGTCAATCTGCGTATCGGTAATCTGTTGGGCCGAAGGCCTTCCTGTTAAACGGCGTACCTTGGTTCGAATATTCGCTAGTGTACTCATCTTTCCCCCGATGGTAGAAGGTTTTTAGTCACATTAGTTAAAGAAGTTCCTTCTGCAATTGGGATGACTTGTGCGCAGGTATAGGCACTAGGAAGAGGAGAAGGAGCAGCAAACGCATCGAAATTTGTTGTATCAATATCGATGGTAAAAGTGTCATCTGCCGTTACCGTAATTGTTCCGGTTAGATTATCGGCCTGCGTCATTCCGAAGCCATCAGGTATGATTAAACGTACGATGAGCCCATCTAAATAATCATGGTCTATGGTCGTCGTTACAGATGCTGGATTAGCATTGGTAATGCTTGAAATGATTCTAAGCGCAGGCTGAAAATCAGGAGAAGCCTCAGAGGAGCAACTACTCACACTGATTCCTCGTCGTCTTCATCTTGGAACTCTAAACTTTCAAAAGAGCAACGGTTAACCTTTTTCCCGACTTCTACGGAAGGGTTACCATTAGCATCTAAAACATGGGAGTGCTTAGGCCACCAGCAGTTTTGGTTGAGATGTTTAGCTACCATGAGTGGCACTGTATATATCTCACCATCTACCATTGTATATTTAAGGACTTCGTCCCCTTTATACTTCAGAAAGTTGAAAGTAAAAGATCCTCCTTGAGGCTCATAGCAACGGAAGATCCCTTTGACCATTTTATGGTCTTTCTCCCTCATTTGTTTCATTTCTTCGGAAGAAATCTTGCGATAATTTTTTTGTTTCTTTAAAATAGTAGTACTCATAATTAGACTCCTTGTATTAGAGAGTTTAGGCTCCTGGTATTAGGAGATTGAAGGAGAGACAATGCTCTATGGATGTAGCTGTCTCTCCTTATTTTTTTTATGATGTCTGATAAACAGACGACTTCCCAGCCTTCCAGTAAATGACATCATTACTTGAACCAGCAGGACCATCGATACCCGCTCCTAAGAGCATTCCGATGAGTGCTTGGTTGTCGGTTGCATCATCTAATGTATTTGCATAGGTAGAATTAGCAGTCTCACCAACAGGAATGACCTGAGCATGAGTAAATGGAACATCTGCACTTACAGGAAACGCAAAAGTCGTAAACGCGCTGCTATCAATATCAACAGTAATGGTATTGTTAGCTGTGCTTACGGCTGTGATATTCCCGATAAGACCGTCAATTTCAGTCATGGCAAAAGCAGAAGGAACGTTAAACCGAACCGCTTGTCCTGCTGTAAAACCATGTGTAACCGATAGCGTTACAACAGCACTGCTTGCTGAAGTAATATCAGTGATGAAACGGCGTCTTGGATAATAAATAGGATCAAAGTCGATCTTTCTCCACGACCCAGTAGTTGCGGTAGCAATTTGAGCCATGTAGTCTAAACTGAAAGTTCCACTACTAAGGGTGTTGTTCCCAACAGTGAAATCCATTCCACCAAGTTGCTGGCCCGTTGTGACATCGATGATTCGAACAATATCGCCTGCAGAAAGTCCATTAGTTCCACTATTGGAAACAACAGGGATAGCTGCATTTGAGATGCCTGTAATAGTTGAATTCAAAGTGCCAGGAGTCTGATCAGATGTATCTAGGAGAGTAAACCCGCCTGATGACATGGTTTCGCCGTTAAGGACGTCTGTGCCATCCGCCTTGGTGATCTCAATTCCGGTTCCGGCCGCCATTCCACGATACCATCGGAAAATAACGCCTCGACCAGTTCCTTGTTGGGTAGCCATTTGAGTATAATTCTCAACTTCCATCCAATCGACATCTGAGCGAATGTTTATTTGTTTAGCACTTCCATCAGAGGTGAAAGTTCCAGATTGTATAATTGATGCTGACATATCTACCTCCCTATGTGCTTAATGTTGCACGTAGGTTAAGGACCCACGCATCGTTTGTGATTCTTGGAACTTGTGCGAATTTGTATCCGACAGAAGCATTCAGTGCGAGTGGCCCATCATAGATTGGTGGACGATAAATAAACTGGGCACTGTAACCGTCTTGTTCTACAACGCAGTATGCTTCCATACCGACGCAGAAGATGTTAAAAACATCATTGCCATTGTTAGAACCGGCTGTAGTAGTTGACCCGATTGAGGAAAGCAAGAATCGAAGATTCGAAACTGATCCCCATTCTGGTCTAAGAACACTCATTTGGCTTGGGTATTGAGCTTTGGCAATGAAACCATTAACCTGCTCTAAGTCGCCAATGAGTTGTGTTGATCCGAGTGCGAAATAAGCATCACGCACCGGGGCTGTCAGTCTGTTACTTTTATGACCATTTTGGTAATATCACCGAAATGGCGCCTCGATCTTCTCAGCCGAGGTCTCTAGCTTTCACTAAAGTTCAGAGCACCGCTTCATCAAAATAGTAAGTAGAATCACATTCTTTGCAGTAAAACCAATCTCCGTATATTTCATGCGGTTTAATGAGGATTTTACACAAAGGACACTTCTTATTTTCGATGTCTTCTCGCTTGCTGCGTTCAGGCTGAATGTAGAGTAAATTACATTCTTGGATATATTTTTCGTAGTTATCAAAACATTTAATACAGAGCCATTCATTTAGACCATACGGTCCCTCAGGCACTAATAATGTATGGTGAGTTCCTACTTTTCCGCATTTAATGCATTTTTCCACATTCTTGCCCCTTGTCACCACCGTCTTTACGCTGCGGCTTCCAAGTCTATCAGAGAAAATTTTAATTCGGCACATACTTTACCGAATCGGTCTTCGCCTTGGATGTTGTCGGCGATTGTATAGGCATTATTATCAGCTAGAGTGCGGATAATAGTATCTACGTCTGAGCGTGTTATCTCAGTAGGATTGTCTCCATTTGTTCCACCAACGCAGTTGATGAATGAAGCTGTTGAAGCGAGCATGTTTCTTGTTAGCTCATCTTCTGTCTGGCGTAGTGATACACCAAGACGCTGGGCAGCTTCGTTTAAAACTGGATCTTGGTTTTGTAATGTAACCTGCTCATTGAGCATGACATACGTTCCATAAAAATCCATTTCTGCGTCAATATTGACCGCAGTTAGCTGCTGCGGAGGAGGAGTAACTCCCGTATTCCCCAGAGGCACAGTCGCTGTGTTTAGCGGATTATAGCGTCTCATTCGGAGCGTAGTACCACCGTTCCGTGGCATGTTTTTAAGCATGGCCGGAATATTAAAAATCATGTATGGTACAGGGACCGAAAGTAGCTTAAAACTAAACGACTGTTGGACAGGAGCGGGAAGCACTGTCGTGGTTGTAGTCATTTAAAATTCCTTCTTGGTTGTAAATTAGTGAGCTTTAATTGCTGCAGCCATTTCTTCTTGAAGCTTTTTCTTTAGTTCTGGGGTGAGGCCTTCAGAAAAAGAATGGGCTTCGTGCAACGCTCCTTGTCCTTTTAGTGCTTGTACACTCAAAGGCTTATTAGCATTAGCTTCAACCTGTTTCTTCTCGCGAGAAAAGTCCTCCTTAGGCTTGTAATAGCCAAGCCCCATTAAGGCTTTGTAGGCGGACACTCCTTTCGCAAAAAGGTCGTTAGTTGATGTAATAGTGGCGTACAATTCAGGTTCACTTTTTTTTAATTTCTCAACATTTTCTTTTGTAACAACGTCGTTAAAATCAGAGAACCGGCTTTTCAAACGATCAGGAATTGCCTCCATTTCCTTTCTTTTTATTTCTTCACCAAGACGAGAAATTTCTTTTTGCAGCATTTTATAATGACGCCCTTCTAAGAGGTCATCTTCTCCAACCGAGGGGGTTTCTGCTTCTTCCGTCTTAGGAGTTAATTGCTCTACCTGACGTTTGTAGAAGTCCAACTGTTCTTCTGTCTGCCGTTGTCTTTCTCTGAGTTGTTTAAAGTTATATTCCTTATCCGACTCAGATTGAGTTTGCGGCTTCTCTTGCGCTGATTGCTCAGTGCTTTGAGTATTTTCAGGTTGAACGACTTCCTCTTGCTGAATCTCTTCAGCTACGTTCGGGGTATCTGTTGCCATTAAACTCTCCTTTGCGCTGGCGAAACGCACTTTGTGCGACACTGTCTGCACAATTACAACCATTGGTTTCCGTAACGTGGAAAAACGAATTCAATTAATTTTCTATGTAAAAATAAAATATATTTAAATCAATTACTAAGATGGGGTTTTTTCTAGTAATTCTCGATTTATTGAGTCTGATAGTTCGTCTAGTTTTCCCGAATTAAAATCAAAGACAAACTTCGATAACTCGCTTTGCTCTTTTGGAATCATGTCTTTATAAAAAGGAAGAAGAGAACATGTCTCTTTATCCGGAATCACCCATACAAACTCAAGTGAGTGAGATCCCCTAAAATAGCGATATACTACTTGATCGTATTCAGGGCGGGGACATGTTTGCCGAGGAAGAAAATATTGCCGGACGACATTTACCATCAGCCGTTCTTTCTTAAAAATGACGATAACAAAAAAATCGTTGTCGTAAAGTTTACATCCTCTTTCTACGGCTAATCTAATCTGATTCTCGTAAGAATCTTCATTGTTATTACCCTTATGAACTTGTCTTTGCAGATCAATAGGGTTAATTTTTTCATTCTTTTGCTGGAGCTCATAGGAATAAGATCCAACAGTTTTTTTCTCATAATTAGACTCTTTGACCATTTGACTGCCTTACTTTAAGCGCCGTAAAGCAATCTCTTCCATTTCAAAACAACATGCTTTTTTCTGAGTCGACACCCCCACCACTCATTAGCCGTCCACCACGCTCTAAACGCTCTTTTTTTCTTAAGAACGACATCGTAGACTTCTATTAGAACTAAGTCATAAGGGAGTGGCTTATAATTAGAGTTAGGAGCCCATCCATTATCATCGAATTTGACATATTTATAATTGAGGTGATGATCAACCTCATAAAACTCCCTTTTAAGGGGTTTTTTCTTTTTTGGAAGAGATTTGCTCATTAATAGAACCTTGTAAAAGACTGAGCTGCAAGTTGAAATATCGGTAAATATTTCTTAAAACGTGCCTCATTTTCTCTAAAGGAATATCGGAAAGATGCTGGATTTGCCATTCGATTAGCTCCTTTTCAGTATGAGACATTCCGCAGAAGGAACATAAATATTGAAAGAAGCGTTCCCGTGGCTCTCTCCCGTCTTCCCAATTCATGTAGCAAGAAGGACATTCGTATTTCATTTATGAACGTCTTAAAATCCAAATCCTGCTGCAATAGTAAGTGAGGAATACTCAAACTTTTTTATACGCTTGAACGCATCCATATCCGCACTTACCTGTATGAACTTTTTTGCCCCTGAGCTTGAAGAAAACTCTTTTCCAAGAATAATTTGAGGGGAAAGATGTCTTCCCATTTCTTCTATATACTTGCTATGGGCAATTCCTGCTTGTAGTCCCACCCCTAGATAGAATTGAGAAGAAGGAGAAAGGACGGGATAAAAGAGATAATTAACAAAAACATGTCCTTCCGTAGCATATACCAGCGAAGTAATCCCAATCCCTCCATCTATTCCATGATGTCCTCTTTTATAGCGGTGACCTAGGTCCATGGATACAGAAGACTCAACACCTAAAGAAAGTTTGCAATAATTATAATAAGGAAGATTCTCCTCGGGAAGGTTATCCTCTTGTGAGGCGAAGAGAGGGAAAACGCTCGCAATACACAAAAAGCAATATAAGAATGCACCTTTTAGAAAACTCATAAGTAGACCCTTGTTAACAAGTTAATTTATACCTATGAAGTAGCACCTATCTACTTTTTTTTCAAATATTCAAGTTTTTTTGAGAAAAAAATTGCTTTAAAAAATCATCAACTGTATTTTTTTGTATATGATGGTGTTGAAAACTTATATATTTTTTGGTGTTGTTTCTTTATTTTTTGTGACAAAGGTGGTAGCGTGGCACCTGGACTTTCATGTCAGACATGATGATATCGAAAGTATTTATGAAGGCCCCCCCACAGAAGGGGAAATTATAGAATGGGCCAACGGGATATTAGCCGAGGGTAAAAGTGAAGGAGAAGATGAAGGGAACGACACAGAAGACAACGACGCAAGTGGAGATTAACTGGCGCCTTATTAGCGTAGTGATGTTAATTTTTGTGTGTTTGTGGGTGATGTATTTTGTTTGCCGGGCAGAAAATGTTTCCCGCGAAGAGCAGCAAATAGAAAGGTTAATGCGAGGCGTTTGACTCACTGATCAATTGGCGTTCCATATAAAGGAAGTCGATAGCCGTGGTTAATTCTTCTATTAGCTTCTGTTGCTTATTTAATCTCTCGAAAAGCCCTTTCCTAAGCTTGTCTTGCCTTTTTTCCAGTTCTTGGATTTCGCGTCTTTGCACTTCGGTTGTTTCAAAAAAATCGTCTAAAAAATCGAGTTGCTCAATCATTTTATTCACTAACAATTTCCTTTCGAATAAATTCTTTTACTTTTTCTGAATCTTCATATGTGCCTTTAAAAAAAACACAGCTCCACCCCAGTGGATGATCGGCCGAAAAAACGGGGTCGTTTATAGGAGGAGATTCTAAAGATTCAAAAAAAAGTCTTAATATTTGCATCGGGTAAGGGTGTTGACCTTCTTCCACCCATACTCCGCACTTACACCTTCCTTCTATAAT